GCATCGGACGCGTCCAAAGCCAGAAGCTTCTCGCCGCGTTCGATGTCCTTGCTCAGGGCGTCGACTTCACTGTCGATGCGCGCCCACTTCTCTTCGAGGTCGGCGGTCCAGCCGGCGTCACCACGGGCTTCATCGAGGACGGCCTTGCCCTCTTCCCATGCTGTGGCGCGAGCTTCTTGAAGCTTGCGAATCTCTGAACGATCCATGATCTGTTGCGTCTCCTTGTGGATTCTTCGTATTGACGCTGAGGTCAGCGTATCATGCTCAGCGGGCCCGCAATGCGAGTGCCCGCGAGCGGGTCTTGATGAGGTCCTCAGCGGCCTTGCGAGCAGCTTCGTCCTGCAGTTGAGCCTGCACGTCGCGGTCACTACGACCCGATTCGCGCAGGGCTGCTTCGATCTCGGCCTTGCCAGCGCCGCGGAAGCATCGCATGCCGCCATCAGTGCCGTCGTAGGCCGGATACGTCACCAGGCTGGTGTCGTACAGACGCTCGATCTTGACGATCGTGCGCCGATCGATTTCGAGGGAACCTTCATCGGTGGCGATGCTCTTGGTGTCCCACTCTTGATCCGCGATGGTGAACGCGAATGACTGTTGACTGATGTCGCCGCGGTTCACCAGGACGAGCATGTCTTGGCCGAGCTGCGTGCGTGCGATGTTGGCGATGTCCACCAGGCCGACGGAGTCTTGCGACAACCGCAGGGTGCCGTTGGTGGTGCGAGCGAGAGGCTGCCCGTCGTGGTTGAAGAGAAAGCGAACGTCATCGTCGAGCACGTCGTCAAACGCGTTGGCGCGAATCTGCTCGATGAATCCCCAACGCAGGTTGCCGATCAGCGTCTCTTGATTGAAGACCGCTGCGTGGCCTTCGAAGGTGCCGAGGCTGTCGCTGTCATCTTCCGCCGCGCGGGTGAACGTTTGCTTGTCGAGGTCGTAGCCTCGTTTGATCAGCTCCATGATGAGTCCTACAGTATCAGTCTTCGAGGTTGTTGTCTTGAGGGTTGTCGCCGGTCGGCTCTTGATCAGCGGGCACAGGCTGTTCTTCCTCGCCCTGATTGCCGCCGGGCTCAGCCGCGCCACCGGTTTGCTTCGGCTCAATGTAGAACGGGTCGCTCGCGCGCGGGTCGTCGAGAGCCGGGAGGCCCTCTTCTTGACGCAACTCATTGATGCTCTTCACTTGCGCCTTGCGCCACATGACAGCCGCGCTGGAGCGGGTGCGCATGTCGGGCTGGACCAGTTGCTTCGTGTGGAAGGCCAGGCGTTGTCCGTCGGGCAGGATCTGGCGGCTGGCTGAGGCGGAGATGCGATTGGTCCAGTTGTCCAACGTGAAGGCGACGAAGTCAGCGGACTTCATTTCGGTGCCGGACTCGGACACACCGTCGGACAGCTCCATCAGAAGCTGCGGGTGGACACCGAAGATCCGAGCGATCTCGTGGACGTTGAACTTGCGAGCCTCCAGCCACTGCGCATCCTGCGGGCTGAGGCTGATCTGCTCGAAGCGCGTGGCGCTGTCGAGGACGACGATGTCGAAGGCGTTGTTGATCCCTTGGACCTTCTTGCGCCAGCGTTGCTTCAGACCCTCAGCGGCCGTCTCATCCAACCTCTTGTCGGTCGTGAGCACACCGGACATCAGAGAGCCGTTGGAGTAGAACTTGTTGGCGAACACGTCGCTGTTGTTGGTCGACTCGAGCACGTTCCTCGCGTACTTGAGGAGGCTGATGCCAGCCAGGCCGTCGAAGCCGAGGCCGGCGAGGTGGAAGACCTCGTCCGAGGGCAGGCCGACCTGGGTGCCGTCCTCCAACGTCATCACGTACACGGTGTCCGTCCACTGCATCTTGGCGCCGCGGCCCTTCACAACCGCCTTTGGGTGGACAGACTTCGGGTTGAGAGGGGTGATACTCTTGATGGTTCTCTTTGATTTCGGGCCCTCAAATTTGATCAGGCCATAGAAGTTGCCCTCGTAGATCATGTGGAGCATGGCAAGCTCCCAGAAGGCGAAGTCATCCATCATGGGATGCGGCTCAAAGACCAGACGGTGGTTGACGACCGGCTTGCCATCAGCGGTGGTGATGACCTCACGGGGCGCGCCTGCGACGCCACCGGCGAGGATCTGGGTGGCACGGGCGACGGCGGCAATGGCCATCGCTTGCTCCGGCGTGGTCACGGACGTGCCGTTGTCTCCGAGGCCAAGCGCGTTGAGAATGACGTTGGACGTCAGAGGGACCGTCCCTTGCCAGTTCGGCTGAGCGTCGGCACGGACGATTGATTCGAGAACGGAGCGAAGACGCATGATATGGGATCCTACCAGATGTTCGGTGAGTCTTCCTTTGCCATGAACTCAGCGGAGGCTGCGTAGGCCGCCATCGCCAGAGCGACCGCGCCATCGATCGCCTTGCTCGAACCCTCTGGCCGGGAGATGCGCCAGCCGCGCTCCTTCATCTTCGGGACGACGGAGCGGATGTGGCTGCGCATGCGACGTGAGTGATCGTGCGCGAGGGCGTCGGTCTTGATGAGCTCGAAGAGGTTCTGTGACGCGGGCACCATCTTCGAGTCGGTCTGTGGGAACTCCACCATCGACAGCCCGTCGCCGGTGAGGAGCTCAGCGGACCGCACGAAGAAGTGAGGGTCGTACAAGAAGGCGGGGCCAGGTTGCCGGAAGCCGTCGTCGTCGTCGATGACAGCGGGCTCCGGGAAGGCCTCATAGAGATCGCGCAGGTACTGCTCAACCTCGGCCAGGGTGATCGCCCACTTGCCATGGCGAGGGTCCGCGCGCTTGAACGGGTTGTGCCAGAACTTGGTGGCGACGCGCAACTTGGTGCCGGTCCACTGCGTGTGGACGATCGCGCAGGTGTCGTGCCGACGGCCGACGTCGATGCCGACGTACACCGGCAGCTTCGGGTCGAACTCCTCGACCTCCTCGAGGTCGTCCCAGTACTGTGCCGCCTCCCAGATATCGTCTGCTTCCATCCACCGATTGAGGAAGTACCGGCAGAACTCCGACTCGGAGCGCTTCGTGATGATGTCGGCGTAGAAGTCCTCCTGCAAGATGAGTCCCCACGACGGGTTGGCGTTCTTCCACGTCTCCGGATCGCGGTAGTCCGCGTCAGCCGGCGCTTCGAACCAGCAGAAGTACAGGCCAGGGTCCTCGGTCTCACCGGCCATCACCATGTGGCCATGCTCGTACATCTCATAGCAGTCGCTGTCTTGATCCGAGCCGGCGGTCGTGATGATGATGTTGAATGGCTGCTTGCGCGCTCCGCCGCCCTGCGTCAACACAACGAAGACCGCGCGATGCTTCGGCTGCACCCACTCGTGGAATTCGTCGATGAGCACGCAGCTGAGGTTCTTGCCGTCGTTGGTGCCGGATGCCGCGGCCACGCGCTTGAGCTCGGACGGCGCTTGGTGGCCAGTGAAGAACTCGATGTTCTTGTCGAGCACCTTGGAGAACTTGCTGAGCGTCTCGCTCCACTCGCAGATGCGCGAGGCCGCTGTGTACAACAGGCCAGCTTGGTCATCGGACGCCGCTGCGCAGATCACGCGGGCTGAGACCTCATCGTCGTCGATGCCGTGGTAGATCCCGAGCGCCGCTGCCAGCTCCGTCTTGCCGTTCTTCTTCGGGATGCCGACGAGTCCCCACCGGTGGACGCGGACCCAGCCTTGCTTCTTGTCGAGCCGCACGATGTACATCTCAAGCAGGAGGCGCTTCTGCCAGTCCATGAGCTCGAACCGTTGGCCGGCGAAGTGTGAGTCAGTCAGGACGCAGTGCGTCTCGATGAACTCGATGACGTGATGACCGAAGGTGAGGATCTCGAGCGGCTGCCCGGTCTCCTCGTAGTGCCGCCTCGCCCGCGCTGAGACAGTCGACGGGAAGTCCCTGAACGGATCGTCAGGTCCGCCGATGGTGACTCGTATAGGCAGTCTCTGTGGCTCAGGTGGTGCTTCCGCTCTCGCCATTACATGATCTGCCGCAGGTCGACGTCGGACAGCGGAGTGAGCCCGTCGCACGTCGGGCAGAGGTTGATCGTCAGTGGGTGCTTGGCGTCCTTGCAAAGCATACGGAACGACGCGACGATGCCGTTGCACTCAGAGCACGGGATGCGGCCGATGAAGCGGCGTTCGATGATTCCACACTTGCTCATCCGTTCAACTCCCTCGCTGTGCCGACCGGGAGCGCGCTCGCTCTCGACGGTTCCGATGATTGCACCTGTTGGATCTGCCGCCAGGTGAGGTGTTGTTGGCCGACCTCGATGCCGAGGCGTGCGCGGCTGAGTGGACTCAGGCCGAAGCGGTCCTCGAGCGGGAGCATCAGCTTCTCGAGCTTGTCCAGCCGGTCGGCGAATGGGTGGAGCCGCAGGCTGTCCGCGTTGCGTGAACCTTCGGTGACCCGCTCGCTATCCGGCATGTCCATCCACGCTCGCATGATGGTGAACCACTCATGTCGATAGATGAAGAGGCGCCTCAACGTTCCCATGTCCACCTCGTCGGTGAACCGGCTGACCTGGCTGAGCCAGAAGTCGTTCCACTCCTGATCGACCACCGGGTCGATCTTTGTGATGCCGTGGTGTGGGATCACCGCTGCCGCGTCGTCCGCCTTGATTTGCTGTGCGCTCTTGGCGAGCGGTCCTCGTAGTCCCACTGTTCCTCCTCCTGGAGGGACTCTATCAGTTGAGCTCGCCGGGCCCGTGGCCGTACCGGAGAGCGAGTAGTGTGTGCTTGCCCTTCGGCGTGCTGTCCCAGTCAGCGTGGATCATATGATTGATCGCATCGTGCGCCGTGAGCCAATCGAGCTCGTCCGACTCCGGGTCGCTCCAGAACGTCTCACGCCGGTACTCCAGCTCGAGGTGCTGCGCGACTCGGTCAGCCTCGGTGACGATCGGGTGTTGCGGGAAGCTCAGCGCGAACTTCTCAGCGATGACGAGGTCGGCTCGCTCCTCCGCGTCGCGGAAGATGCCGCCCAGCTCGCCGTGCTTCAGCGGCCGGATCATGTCGCCCAGGTACGCCTCAGTGTCGTCGTGGTGCAACCCCTCGAGAGCTCTCTGTGGGTCCTCACCAGCATCGAGCAGCAGTTCCGCTACCCACACCGCGTGTCGCGCCACCGAGATGTAGCCGTGGACATGGCCGTTGTACCGGCACAGGCGGCTGAGAGCTCGCGCGATGTCACACAGCTCGATGTCTTCGACGGTGAGGTTGAGCGGGTCGACCCGGCGCTCGGACGGGTACACCCTCATCAGACCAGGGTTGTCCTTGAAGCATCCATCAGACTGAAGTGGGTCGCGCGAAGTGTGTTGTCGCAAATCATCAGGTGAGATTCCTTCTCTCATGTGTCGGTGTCCTTTCGTTTGAGCACGCTCTTGAGGATGGCGTGCGCTTTGCTCGGGCTGTCTTCCCAGACGACCCACACCTTCTCGGGATCGTCATGGAACCACAGGACTCGGCCGACGAAGCCGTCAGCTTCCGGACCGAGCGGCTCGACCAGCATCCCTGGCAGCCACACGTCGATCTTGACGCGGATGTTGAGCTCAGCCTTCGCCATCGGTGATCACCTTCATGACGTCGGTCTTCGGGAGCACGGCCAGGATGATGTTGTCGCTGTCAGCGGGGGCGGGGGCGTAGATGACGGCGGCGGCACTGCGAATAATGCCGATCCAACAGCGCGGGTTGTCCGGGTGCTCGGCGAGGATCAGGTAGTTGGCCTTGCGGCCGATGCGGCGGACGAGGTCGCCGACCTTGGCGCGGCTTCGGATGGCCACGTACTGTGACAGGACGAAGCTCTCAGCACCGGAGTTGAAGTGGTAGAGACCACACTCGAGGTGGGTGACGCTCACGACGGGGGATCTCCACGCCGCTGAGGACGAGCACGTCGCCGACGATGGCGTCCTTCACATCGATGTACTCGCGTTCATATTGCTCGGTCATAGAGCACCTCTCCGATCAGGAGTCCGCCGATGAAGCTGATGGGCGCGGAGGCGAAGAAGCCGACGGCGCCGAGTCCTGTGATGAGCAGTGCGGCGGTCAGCATGATGGCGGCCAGGATGTAGACCGCGATGATCACACGGATGGTCTCACTCATTTGAGGTCCGCATCTGCCGTGCTGACCACCAACCGCGTCGCGATCACGAGCAGGTAGGTGGCTGCGAAGTTGAGGTCAGGCACCCGCTCATCATAGCTGTGTGCCGCTCCGAGCAGGAGCATGGTGATCCACGAGATGAAGAGGACGAGGATGATCAGCGCGATGGCGGTGGTCACCCCGAGCGCGAGCCGAGAGGGCCGCTTCGGTTGGGTGGTGGGTGGGACTTTGGTCATTCAGAGTTCCTTTCGTCGTGCCGGTGCTTGTTGCGCCGGCGGTACGCCTTGCCTGAGTCGATGGTACTCGCCCGGGTGAACCGACCCTCTCGGTATGCGGAGAGTTGTTCCTCCCGGGCGAGGCGACGGATTGTCCGACGGTCGCTCGCCGAGATGGTTAGGGCATTGGGCATCACTTCCTTTCGGTTCATGAACTCACTGTACATCAGGCGCCGTCAACTGTCCACACGCACCAGGTCGTCTGTCTTGATGCTGTACACAGAGCCATGAGGGCTGACGATGAGCGTCTCGTCGTGTTTGATCGGATTCTCAGTGACGACGGTGTACTTCGCCCGTGGGTGCCCAACAAGGGTGACTTGGTCGCCCGGTGTGAGCAATGGCGCGGGCCTCGTTACGCACACCAGGGAGTCTGGGAGGAGCATGATGCCGTAGTCGTGGGTGTTCGGCGGGCAGGCCTCAACGAAGAGCACCTGCACGTTGTGCTCGTCGAGATAGACGTCGGTGATCTCTGCGGACACCGCTCCGAAGTGAAGTCGGTCGCCCTTCTTGAGCTGGTTGGCTCGGGCTGGAGTGGGTTGTGTCATTCCTGTTCCTTTCGTTGGCTTGGTGAACCGATCGTACACCGAGCGGGGTTGTTTGTACAGTACTTCGGCTGACCCGCTCTCGCCTCCGCTGCTCTCAGAGGCTCTCTCGGTGGCCGAACATCCATCCCTCCTGGTGGAGGCTGGCTGAGCGAGCAGCGAGTGCCTCTGAGCGAAATGTGGAACGAGTCTGCAAACGTGCACTGGGCGGCACACCGT